AGTAGGACAACAATATTTAGAAAAACATAATAATTGGCCTGCGCAAATGTGGATTCAAACTTCATACAATACAATTAATAATACACACAAAGATGGTGGTACAGCATTTAGAGGAAATTATGCAGCTATAGGTTACATTTGGGACGAAGATAATCAAATTTTTTGGCCTAAAAAACCTTACGCATCTTGGGTAAAAAATACTACAACTGTAAATTGGGATTCACCAATAGGTGCTGCTCCAGAACTTACAGCTGAACAAACTGCAGACGAAACTAATAGATACCATTATAACTGGAATGAATCTGGTCAATCTTGGGATTTAGTTACTACTGTAATATAATTTTTTTAAAAATATTTGTAATATTTATTAATTTAATATAATAATAATATTATACATGCAAAAGAAAGTATTAACAGAACAGTCAATTTATTTTGGAGATGTTTCAATGCCAAAACATTGGGAGATAGATCGAAATGAATTAGCTCATTATATTTTACAATCTAATTTAACTGATGAAAAATTACAATTTTCAAAAACTTATGATAAGTTAAATACTTATATAAAAGATTTTATTGGTGTTAAACACAATATCAATTTAGTTAACAAATCAACGTGGGGAAATATCTATAAACCTGCGGAAACAACAACTCCATTATTAAATATAGATCCCGTGGATTTACGTAACTCTCCAGATTTTACATTATTATATGGTGTAAAAGTTAAAGATTGTAATGTTAGAATACATTATGAAGATAACAGACGTAAAGGAAGAAGTTGGGATATACCACTTTTAAACAATAGATTTATAATGTTTCCATCAACTAATATGTATTATTTAACTAATAATCAAAAGGATAGTTTAAATTTCGTACAAACAATAACTTATGAATATATCTAATTACTATTGGCATTTTCCTGCAGCACTCACACCTAAGTTTTGTGATGATGTAATAGCTTATGCAAATTCACAAGAAGAAGTAATGGCAAGAACAGGTGGTTATGAAGATAAAAAATTAGATAAAGACCAAGTTAAAGATATGCAAACAAAAAGAAAGTCAGATTTAGTTTGGCTTAATGATACTTGGATCTATAAAGAATTACATCCATATGTTCATGAAGCAAATAAAAATGCAGGTTGGAATTTTGAATGGAACAGATCTGAATCGTGTCAGTTTACAAAATATAAACACAACCAATATTATGATTGGCATTGTGATAGTTGGGAAAAACCTTATGAAAAAGAAGGACCTAACAAGGGTAAGATTCGAAAACTATCTATGACTTGTCAATTAACAGATGGTTCAGAATACAAAGGTGGTGAATTAGAATTTGATTTTAGAAACTACGATCCACATATGAGAGATGAAAGTCAACATTTAAAAAGAGCAAAAGAAATTTTACCTAAAGGGTCTATTATTGTATTTCCGTCATTTGTATGGCATAGAGTTAAACCTGTAACCGCTGGAACAAGATACAGTCTTGTTGTTTGGCATTTAGGAAAACCATTTAAATAATATGAATATAAATAATTATTTTAATACAACTATTTGGTCAGAGCAAAAACCAGAGTTTATAAAATCTTTAACTAAAGCATCTGATAAATATATTAAAGCTGCTAAAAATGTTCCAGAAGCTAAAGCACATATAAAAAAGTTTGGTGACTTTGGAAGAAGTTATCATTCAAAATCTCTTACAGCTGACAATAATTTTATAGATTTTAGAAATTACGTTGGTCAAAAGTCTTGGGAGTATTTAGATCATCAAGGTTTTGATATGGAGCAATATACTACTATGTTTACTGAGCTGTGGGTACAAGAGTTTGCTAAGAAAGGTGGCGGACATCATTCAGCTCATATTCATTGGAATCAACATGTATCAGGGTTTTACTTTTTGAAAGCAAATGAAAAAACATCAATGCCAATATTTCATGAACCTAGAACTGGAGCTAGGTGTACAAAACTAAAAATGAAAACTAATGTAAAAGAAATTCTTAATGGTAATGAACTAATTCACTTTCGACCTCAACCTGGAACATTAATTATATTTCCAGGTTATTTAGAACACGAATTTTCAGTAGATTTTGGTATTGAACCATTTAGGTTTATACATTGGAATATCCAAGCTATACCAAAAGAAATGGCTAAAGATGCATAGTCAGGTTCTTTTAGAAAATAATTTTATAACTAAAGAAGAATGTAAAAAATTAATTAATTTTTATAAATCTAAACCTTTACCTGAACAATTTGACAATACTTTTCCACTATCATTAATAACTACTGACTATTTAAATTTAATAAAAAAATTAAATGAAGTATCAATAAAATTAAATAATTCTGTTGTTGATTATTTTCAAATAGTTAAATGGCCTTCTCCTAGCATAGGTAAAGTTTTGCATTTAGATCATGCTCATTCTCATACTTCTTTAAGCAGTATCATTTATTTAAATGATGAGTTTGAAGGAGGACATACTTATTTTGAAGACAAAACTTCTTTTGCTCCTTTAACAGGCAGAGCAATTTTTTTTGATGGTCAATATTTTAAACATGGTGTATCAAACATTAAAGGTAAAGACAGATATACTGTAGCAACATGGTTTAGAAAAAATGAGTTTTAAAAAAAATAAATACGTAATTATAAAACAAGCAATCAATAAAGATTTAGCTTTTTTCTTGTACAACTATTTTCATATGAAAAGACAAGTATTAGATACCTGTCGTAATGCAAGATATATCTCACCTTATGAAACATTATTAGGTGAGTATGAAGGAGCTAATAGTCAGGTTCCACATACCTATTCAAGCTATTCTGATATAGCTATGGAAACTTTATTACTTAAATGTCAACCTATTATGGAAAAAGCAACAGGTTTAAAATTACATCCTGCATATACTTATGCAAGAATTTATAAAAAAGGTGATATTCTTAAAAGACATAAAGATAGATTCAGTTGTGAAATATCAACTACTATGAATCTTGGTGGAGATGATTGGGTTATTTATTTAGAACCATCAGGAGAGATTGGCAAAAAAGGTATTGAAGTAAATTTAAAACAAGGTGATATGCTAGTTTATTCTGGTTGTGAATTAGAGCATTGGCGAGAAAAGTTTAAAGGTAAAGAATGTGTTCAAGTATTTCTTCATTATAATAATAGAAAAACTCCAGGATCTAAAGATAATATGTTTGACAAACGCCCACATTTAGGTCTTCCATCTTGGTTTAAACGTTGATAATCAGAGCAATCTAATATAATCTGGAGACTTATGTTACAAAAACTAAACTTTTTACCTGGATTTAATAAACAACTAACACCCACACAAGCTGAAGGCCAATGGGTTGATGGTGATAATGTTAGATTTAGATATAACACACCTGAAAAAATAGGCGGATGGCAACAACTAGGACCTAATGAAATGACAGGTTCTGCAAGGGCTATGCACCATATTGTAAATAAAAGTGGTATTAAGTTTTCAATTATTGGAACAAACAGAATTTTATATGCTTATTCTGGCGGTGTATTTTATGACATACATCCCATTAAATCTACAACAACACTTACAAACGCATTCAGTACAACAAATGGTTCAGCCACAGTAACCATAACCTTTGCTACAGGTCATGGCCTTGTTCCTGGAGATATAATTTTATTAGATAATTTTACAGCAATAACTGGATCTAATTATTCTGCATCAGATTTTGATGATAAAAAATTTATGGTAACTTCTACTCCAACAAACACCACTATAACTGTTACAATGCCTTCTAATGAAAGTGGCTCAGGTGCTACAACATCTGGAGGTATTAGAGTTCAAATTTATTATCCAGTAGGACCAGCAGAGCAATTACCCGGGTTTGGTTATGGACTTGGATCTTGGGGAGGTACAGTTGCGTTAAACGCACTTACAACAACTTTAAACGGAGCGTTATTAAACGATGCTAATGGAACAGGTGGATCAGGAACTTCTATTACATTAGTCAGTGCTACAAATTTTCCATCAACAGGAACTAACTTTGTACAAATAGGAACAGAGGAAATATCTTATACAGGTGTTTCAGGAAATAATTTAACAGGAATAACAAGAGCAGTTAGAGGAACAACAAGAGCTGCACATTCAAATGGAGCTACTGTAACAAATACTTCAGACTTTGTAGCGTGGGGAGAAGCAGCATCTGGTGATTTAGTTATAGATCCAGGTTTATGGTCAATTGATAATTTTGGTGATAACGTAATTGCTTTAATTCATAATGGGCAAGTTTTTGAATGGAATTCAAATTTATCAAATTCTACATCAACAAGAGCAACAATTATATCTGGAGCACCCACGGCATCTAGAGACATGTTAGTATCTACACCGGATAGACACTTAGTATTCTTTGGTACAGAAACAACGATTGGAGATCAATCAACACAAGACGATATGTTTATTAGGTTCTCGGACCAAGAAAATATTAATGACTATACACCAACAGCAACCAATACAGCTGGTACACAAAGAATGGCTGACGGATCACGGATCATAGGAGCTGTTAGAGGTAGAGATGCAATCTATGTTTGGACAGATACATCTTTATTTACTATGCGTTTTGTAGGTGCTCCATTTACATTTGCCTTTGCACAAGTGGGTACAAACTGTGGATTAATTGGTATGAATGCTGCATTAGAAGTAGATGGCGCTGCATATTGGTTATCAGATAATGGTTTCTTTAAATACTCTGGTAATCTTGAGACCATGACATGTTTAGTAGAAGATTTTGTATTTGATGATATTAACACAACAGCTAATCAACTTGTAAATGCTGGTTTAAATAATTTGTTTGGTGAAATTACTTGGTTTTATTGTTCATCAGGATCTACAATTGTAGATAGATCTGTAACTTATAATTACATGGAATCATCTCCACAAAGACCTATATGGACAACAGGATCTTTAGCCAGAACAACTTGGGTTGATTCAGCTGTGTTTGGTTTACCTCATGGCACATCTTATAACGCATCAGGAACATCTTCTGATTGTGTTGGAAATACAGATGGCGCTACTACATACTATCAACATGAAACAGGAACTGACCAGGTGACTAATACAGCAACCACAACTATAGCAGCTAATATAGAATCTGGTGATTTTGATATTACAAAAGGACCACAAGGTGGAGCTACTCTTCAAGGTGACGGAGAATTTATTATGAAAATAAGAAGATTTGTACCTGACTTTTTATCTCAAACAGGAAATACACAGGTTACATTAGAATTAAGAGATTATTCAAATAGCTCTCAAGCAAGTTCACCACTTGGGCCCTTTACAATTACCTCATCAACAACTAAAATAGATACAAGAGCTAGAGCTAGATCAGTAGCATTAAAGGTAGCAAATACAGGTTCATCTCAAGATTGGAAATTAGGAAGTTTTAGACTAGATATACAAGCAGACGGAAGAAGATAATGGCAAAAATAGTACAAATATTAACAAGACCTAGTAGAGAATATAGTCAAGATGTTGCTGATGCACAAGTTAGAGATCTCGATGGTATTTTACAAAAATTAAACACAACGTATCAACAAGAATTAAAGGATGAAGTTGACGCTCAAAACTTCTTTTTAAATTAATGTCAAATAGTTTCGTAAACGCAAAATTAGATCTAACAACAACAGACAATACAACGTTATACACAACGCCGTCAGCTAATGTTTCTATGGTTAAATCTTTACTAATATCAAATGATTCTGGATCTGCTTGTAATATAACTGTTACATTAACAGATGCTTCTGGTAATGTGTTTAGTTTATTTAAAACAAAGGCAATAGATACAAATACAACAACCGAACTTTTAACTCATCCTCTTGTAGTAGAAGAGAGTGAGATATTGAAAGTACAAGCTAGTGACGCG